AAGAGGCTCATATCCCAGAGGATGACGATCTCGAGAAACACAGCGAATCGGTGCAGAAGCGCATCAAGAAACTGAAGTTCGAGTTCCACGAGGAGCGTCGTCGAAAGGAAGAGGCCGAACGTGAACGTGAAGCCGCGGTAAAGTATGCCGAAACTCAGAAGAGCGCTGCCGACAGACTTCGCAAGAACCTGACCGACGGTGAGAGCGTATTGATCACACAGGCCAAGGCGCGTGTGACTTCAGAGCTCAACTCTGCCAAGCGTGCCTACAAAGAGGCATATGAGGCGGGCGACACTGACGCTGTTCTTGAGGCTCAAATGTCTCTGTCAAAGCTCCAAGCTGAGGCTGAACGTATCGAACATTGGAAGCCTGCACAACAAGCTCTCCAACAAGAAGCCCATCAACAAGAAGCCCATCAACAGGTTGCCCCTCAACAGGTTGCCCCTCAACGCACCCAAGTTCCAAAGCCGGACCAACGGGCGCAAGATTGGGTTGCGGATAATGATTGGTTCCAGCGCGACAAAGCAATGACGCGTTACGCCATGTTGGTGCACGAGGAGCTCATAGAGTCTGGCGTTGATTCTAAGTCTGATGTGTATTACAATAAGATTAACGAGGCCATGCGGTCACGTTATCCAGATCGCTTTGCGGGCGTGGAACCTGAGGTTCGACAACCACAACGTAAGGCAGGCTCCGTGGTGGCCCCGGGTGGTAGAAGTACCGCTGCATCACGCAACAAAGTTGTCATCACCTCATCTGAGGCCGCTATCGCCAAGCGTCTTGGATTATCGAACAAAGAATATGCGGCGCAAAAGCTGAAGGATATGCAAAATGGCTGATCGGACACCACGTACAACTGAAACTCGCGAAGCGGGAGAACGTCGTAAGCCATGGAAGCGCTCGTCAATGCTACCTACCCCCGAACCACGTGACGGACTTTCGTTCCGATGGATTCGCACCGCTACACTGGGTAATGCAGATATGACGAACGTGTCTGGGCGGTTCCGTGATGGTTATGTGCCTGTGAAGGCAGCTGACTATCCTGAGCTACACATCATGTCAGATATTGACTCCCGCTTTAAGGACAATATCGAGGTTGGTGGGTTGTTGCTTTGCGCCATCCCTGCCGAATTAAAAGGTGATCGCGTCCACGGCCAACTTGAGTCTGCACACAATCAGGCTGAAGCAGTCGACAGGAACTATATGCGTGAATCTGACCCGCGGATGCCTATGCTCAAACCCGAGCGTAGTAATCGGTAATCGCTTGGTGAGGGGCCCTGTGCCCTTTGCTGTGAAAGTAAATGAATCTGGAGGATGAGCAATGGCTACTACTGCTGCTCCCTATGGCCTGAAGCCCGTAAAACGTGCTGACGGTATGCCCTACGCTGGGGCCACGTCCCAGTACCTGATCGACCCTGCTGGTGAGGCAACAAACCTCTTCTACGGCCAAGTCGTTCACATCGGTGCTGATGGTTACATCGCACTCTCAACTGCCACAGGTGCTGATGGCACAACAAACGCGCTCCCAACAGGCACGACCCTCACAGGTTCGCTTGGTGTGTTCGTCGGTTGTGAATACATCAACGACCAAGGCCAGCCCACGTTCTCGCAGTACTACCCTTCTGCTACAGCGAACGGTGGCGACATCAAAGCCTACGTAGTGGACGATCCCAACGTACTGTTCCAAGTTCAGCTCGACGGCGCCGCCGATCAGTCTGACATTGGCGCGAACACGTTCTTCGCCGCTGCACAGAGCACCTCAACAGGTAACACTGCCACAGGTAACTCAACAAGCGCGCTTGATGCCACAACTGTAACTACAACTGCGGCGTTCCGCATTGTGGCTGCGGTATCACCGATCACGGACGCCTACCCTGACGTTCTGGTCAAGTTCAACCCCGGCTACAGCAGCATGACTAACGCTGTTGGCCTGTAAGGAGGGATAACACATGGCTATTTCACGCGCACAGGCGCTCAAAGAGCTTCTTCCCGGACTCAACGCCCTCTTTGGTCTTGAATACGGCAAGTACGAGAACGAACACGCGGACATCTATGAGACAGAATCCTCAGAGCGCAGCTTTGAAGAAGAAGTCAAATTGTCTGGTTTCGGTGCAGCACCAACCAAAGCTGAAGGTTCAGCCATTGCGTACGACAATGCGCAAGAAGCGTTCACAGCTCGCTACACCCACGAGACAATCGCTATGGGTTTTGCCATCACTGAAGAAGCGATGGAAGACAACCTGTATGACTCACTGTCTTCGCGTTACACAAAAGCTCTGGCTCGCGCCATGGCCTACACCAAGCAGGTAAAAGCTGCCTCATTGCTCAACACGGGCTTTGACACGTTTAAATCTGGCGATGGTGTAACGCTGTTCAACACGGCTCACCCGACGGTGGGTGGTGGTGTAAACGCAAACCGTCCGACAACGGATGCTGACCTCAACGAGACTTCTCTTGAGCAGGCAATCATTGACATTGCTGCCTACACTGACGAACGTGGCCTTCTTATCGCAGCTCGCGCCAAGAAGCTCATCATCCCGTCAGCTCTCCAGTTCGTAGCAACTCGCTTGCTCGAAACAGAGATGCGTGTTGGTACAGCCGATAACGACATCAACGCACTGAAGTCAAACGGTGCGGTATCTGGCGGTTATGGTGTGAACCACTACCTCACAGATGCAGATGCGTGGTTCCTGACGACAGACATCCCGAACGGTATGAAGCACTTCGTACGTTCAGCGATGGCGACTGGAATGGACGGCGACTTCGACACTGGCAACGTGCGTTACAAAGCACGTGAGCGTTACAGCTTCGGCGTAAGTGATCCGCTCGGCATCTACGGCTCGCAAGGGGCGTAAGCCCTATAAGCCAAGGACTTAGGTCTGATTTAGCCCCGCTTCGGCGGGGCTTTCTTTTTGCTTGGATGTCCTGTATTGTGGCCCCACACCTGACAGTCACAATGTGGCTGACTTAACCCAAGACAGGAGAATCCCATGGGAAAAACAACTTTTTCTGGTCCAGTCAACTCGACCAACGGCTTTGTAGGCGACGTCACAGGCGACGTCACAGGCGACGTCACAGGTAGCGTGACGGTTCCAACATTCACAGTTGCAACTGCACCCTCCGCTGTGGGCCTTGCAGGAACAATCATCTATGTGTCTGACGGCCTCGCCGGTGCACCGACTGTTGCTGTGAGCGACGGCACTGACTGGATTTCCGCCGCTGGCACAGCCATCGCGGCCACTTAAGGAGCGCGATATGAGTATCAAGTGGAAACCCGCCTCGAAAGAGGAACTCGCCCGTCGCGTCTCCGTGAAAGCGGAGCCCAAGGCAAAACCAGCGCCTAAAAAGGCTGCTCCGAAAAAGGAGGGCTAAGCCATGGACAATGTGTACGTCCGGGCAGGACATCTGCATAGTAGCGGATACATCTACAGAAACCGCACTGCGGTGAAAGCCTTGGATGTCGTCGGCACTTCCAGTGCGGGTATCCTAGAGCTGTGGGATACTGATGTGCCTCCAGTGACTTCTGGGACATACGTACGTTCTGGTACAACAGTAACTGTAACAGATACAGCGCATGGCCTTAAAACAGGTGATGTCATCGGCATTTCGTTTGAGCCCGACACTGGCGTCATCGCCACTCCGGGTAACTACGAGATCACCGTTGTGGATGCAGACACCTTCACGCTGACGGATATCAACAGTGGTACAATCGCAAACGACCCTGACTGCCGCTATGTATATTCAAACTCGGATCAAACCGAGGCTCGTTGGATGGCTACGTGGCACACGGCGGCAACCGACATCTTTTTCAATGGGTTTTCAGTCCCGGCGAACGGGTTACTTGCCCGAAAGGGGGTGTATGTGTACGCAGAAAACCTAGCCTCTGTGAACGTGTACTATGGCTAAAACCCCTACATCCAAGAAAGACCCTCGCCTAGCACGGGCGGGGGTATCCGGCTTTAACAAGCCTAAGCGAACACCGAATCACCCGAAGAAGTCGCACGTTGTTGTGGCCAAAGAGGGTGACAAGGTTAAGACAATCCGCTTCGGCGAGAAGGGTGCGTCCACAGCTGGGAAACCTAAGGCCGGAGAGTCCGACCGTATGAAAGCGAAGCGCAAGTCGTTTAAGGCCCGCCACGGTAAAAACATCGCCAAAGGCAAAATGTCGGCGGCTTTTTGGGCAGATAAAGTTAAGTGGACAATCGGGCCAATTGGTGCTATATTTCTCCTATCAACAGGAGAAGCCTATGGGGAACAGCAATTTAAAAGTCGAGACTACCTGCCCACGATGCAAAGAGACGAGGGAGGCTCGTGGTGATGTCGTGCGAAAGGCGGAACGTGAGGGTAGGGTACTATTCTGCAAACCCTGCAGAAACCAAACAAGGTTCGCAGACCAAGCGCACCCTCGAAAGGGTACTGGGGTTAAGAACGACCCTGATAGACTCGCTGCGCGTAACAGCTATTACACGGCCAAACGCAGGTGTAAACTCGGGAAAAAACATCATCCTGCCTATGCCGCAGTTCTATTCAAGTTTACGTCCTTTGATGAATTTTTCGGTTTGCTTGGTCCGAGGCCTGAAGGGCACACTCTCGACCGTATTGATACCCTTGGACATTATGAACCGGGAAATGTACGGTGGTCCACGTATTCTGAACAATCCTCCAATCGGATGCCAAATGGGTATTGGGTAGATGGTGATGGCTCGCAGCTCCATGGGCAAACAGCTCACAGGCAATAAGAAACCTGCCACCACAAAGGCGAAGCGTGCGGGAACGAAAAAAGGTAAACAGGTTGTGGCACAACCGAAGAAGGTCGCTGCCAAGACTGCCAAGTATAGGAAGAAAAGCTGATGGCTGTTGTAGTCCCACCAATGTCTGAGCTGTTCGAGGAGGCTTACGAACGTGCTGGCCTAGAAATGCGCTCGGGGTATGACCTGAAGACTGCGCGCCGTAGCCTAAACATTATGACACTCGAGTGGCAAAACCGAGGTCTGAATCTATTTACGATTGAGGCGGGAACCCTGCCTCTCGTTGCTGGCGTGTCCACTTACACACTTCCAGCCGACACCATCGACATCATCGAACACCAGCTGCGTATCAACCCCACAGGGGCGCAGCAGACAGACACCTCCATGGAACGCATGAGCGTGGCTACGTATGCCCAACAGGGTAACAAGCAGACACAGGGGCGCCCGTCGCAGATCTATGTGCAGAGAAACTCCACGAACGTACAGGTCACACTCTGGCCGGTTCCAGACGCGACAACCTCGTACACATTGGCCTACTACAGGCTCCGTGGCATTGATGGGATTGCAGCGGGTATCGGTGGCGCCACCGAATCAATACCTCCTCGTTTTGTCCCTGCCCTTGTTTCAGGGTTGGCCTATTACATTGCCATGAAGAAGCCTGAGGCCGCGGCGCGGGTCTTGCCTCTCAAGCAGGAATACGAGGATCAGTTCCGTATGGCAGCTCGTGAGGACGAGGACCGCTCAACCCTGCGCATCGTTCCGTTTGCTATGGGAGGTATGTGATGCCAGCCTACTCAAGTGGCAAGCACGCATACGGTATCTGTGACCGCAGCGGATTCCGTTACAAGCTGGAGGATCTCGTTTGGGAGGTTCAGCACGGTGTTCGGACAGGCTTGCGCGTGGGTAAAGACATGTTTGACCCCGACCAGCCTCAGAATTTCATTGGTAGGGTCAATACGACAGACCCTCAATCTCTCCTCAATGCACGTCCAGATGTGGACCCGGGTCGAGGTTTGTGGGGCTGGGCCCCTGTAGGAAACCCCGCTCAGAGCATGAGTGGGACTGTTGGAACTTTAACTGTAGTCATAGGAGACTGAAATGAAGAGCAAGAACACTGCGCCTGCAAAGTCGCTTCGACCTAAAGAACGCCCCATGGATATGACCCCTAAGGGTGAAAAGGGTGATTCCGACCTTATGAAGATGCGCGACAAAGACAAAGCGACCAAGAAGGCATATGGTGCCAAAGTCAAAAAGATGGCCAAAGGTGGAAAATGTCGTGGCATGGGTGTAGCAACCCGTGGCGGCGAATACAAAATGGGGTAAGTTCTGATGAACTATACTGAGCTGGTCACAGCGATCCAAGACTACACGCAGAATGAGGAGACGAGTTTCGTTTCCAACATTCCTAACTTCGTCGAGCAGGCGGAAGAGCGGCTTAACCGCTCTATTATGGTGCCTGAACTACGGAAGAACGTATCTGCTGCTACCACCAGCGGTAATTGGTATCTAGCCCGGCCCGCTGACTTTCTCTCAGTGTTTTCCTTGGCTGTTGTGGACTCGTCTGGAGACTATTCGTTTTTGCTCGACAAGGACGTTAATTTTATCCGTGAGGCTTACCCCGCCACGGGTAATTCAGGGCTCCCGCAGTATTATGCCCAGTTTGACGGGGACACCACTACAGGGGAAGGTAACTTTATCCTCGGCCCTACTCCCAACGCCGCGTATACAGTCGAACTGCATTATTACTACGACCCACCCTCGATCGTGACCACAAACACATCTTGGTATGGTGATAACGCTGAATCTGCGCTATTGTACGGTTCATTGATAGAGGCGTATACGTACATGAAGGGTGAGGCGGACCTCATCCAGCTGTACACCACTCGTTACGGAGAAGCCCTTGGTCAACTTACCGGGGTACAGATTCGTAGCGGAACAGACGAATACAGAGATGGTAAGCTCTAGCACAGAGCCCCGCAGCACAGATAAAGGAGCTCGATATGGCTTTTACAGGTAACTTCATGTGTACATCATTTAAGGAGGAAATCCTCCAAGCGGTACACAACTTCACTGCCTCGACAGGCGATACATTCAAACTCGCGTTGTATACCAACAGCGCGTCGTTTACTGCAGCGACCACTGCGTACACGGCAACCAACGAGGTCGCTAACTCTGGCTCCTATTCGGCAGGGGGTGGTACGTTGGTTAATGTGACGCCAACAAGTTCGGGAACCACTGCGTTTTGTGATTTCGTTGACCTCAATTTTACGTCGGCTACTATCACCGCACGCGGTGCTTTGATCTATAACAGTAGTGCGGCGGGCAACCCCACTGTTGCGGTGCTAGACTTCGGCGCGGATAAAACTTCTACAAACGGTACGTTTACGATCCAATTCCCAACAGCGGACGCCACGAACGCGATTGTTCGTATAGCTTAAACATGAGGTTCATCCATGGTCACTCTCGTAAACAGAGCCAAAGTCGCTACTGCCACTACAGGCACAGGCACAATCACGCTTGGCTCTGCTGAGAGTGGCTACCAGACGTTCGCTGATGCGGGCTTAGTTGACACTAATGTTGTCCGC